GGCGTATATACATACTAAAAATGTAGATTTCCTGTATAAAATGATGGCCGTATTGTATCAGCCGGCAGCAAGATACAACGACCTGAAAGTAAATGCACTATCGAGATACTTTAAACGCCGGGGAGAAGTGGAAAAACAGATGGCTATGATGTGGATGGTAGGTGTAAAATCGTACTTTTCAAAGAAATTCACTTATTTATTCGCCCGCGAATCAGGGGCAGAAGACGACGAAACCACATTTCCGGACATGGCCGAGATCATCAACAATCAGTTCCGGATACTTACATCGGGCGATATCACCAAGCGCATGCAGGTGCTGGCAGCAAACACAATCGATGCCCTTAGTGAACTGAATGAAAAGTGCCGGGAATACGAACAACTAAAAAAACAGTAAAATGTGGGATGCAGTAGAATACTTTAAGAGCATTAACACAAGGCTAAAGCTCACCAGGGGAAAACACGTGTTTTGCCGATCATCAGGACTGGCACATCTGGAAGACCTGTTATCGCGGATGGCCAAATATCAGAATTTTACCGTTGTGGACGATAGCGACGATGGGGTAACAATCCGCAGGGGAGGAGGGTATTTTAATCGCCGATCGGTAATAGTGTATATTCTCAAGAAATACAATTACAAATCGCAGGAAGAGCGGGCAGAGAAACTCAACGAGGTACGGGAGATATACTCACGGTTCCTGTCGCGCCTGCTTCGCGATTCGCACACGATGCCTGAACTGGCCTATCTGGAAAAGTCGCGAATTCCGTATCATGAAGTACCTGGTTACTTCGCTGCCGGAACCACAGGGCTATACTTCATTATCACCATCGACGAGCCCGTAGATTTGCAATATGATAATGAAGATTGGGACGAGAAGATAGTTTTTGATCCAACATTTGACGAAACATTCTCATGAAAGATTTATCTGAAAGCAAACGCGAGTATTACGAGTCCTGGGCAAAAATGATGGTTACCATCTGGCAGGATAAGATTATAGCCTTGGGTGTGCGCGATTCAGGAGAATTACTCACCTCATTTATTACTGAGCTTCACCTGCAATCGGGAGGCGATGTTGGGAAAATTACACACACTTACCTGGCGTATGGCCGGATGGTAGACATGGGAGCCGGCAGAGGATCGCCCCTTGGTAGTGAAGACTCATCCCGTAAACGAAAAGATTGGTATAGTAAAGCCTATTTTCATTCGGTAAAAGTGCTAACCGAGAAAATGGCACAACTATACGGAGAAGAATTTCAATACATAATTACAGGGACACTCACGGGTTGAGTGTCTTTTTTTTGTGCTGTTTTCAGACGTTTTTTTGCTTTCACGAATAAAACAGCACAAATATGAACATTAATGATTTGCTCGCTTTAGCAACGGTTATAAAAAACGAGAATGTTGCAAATGCCAATACAGCCGAGCGTGTTGGTTACCTTTTTGCTCAGATAATTGAATCGTATCTGAACCTTACGCAATTAACTGCAGATACGGGAACGGACGTAAACAAGGTTATTCATCAGGCAGCTTTAACAACCCTTTTGAATGCAAAAGTTGATAAGTCGGTGATCAAACAGGCTGGTGGAGAATCGACAACAGACCTAATGAGTCAAAAAACAGTAACTGATCTTATCAATGCTCTGTCGCAAAACAAAATTGACAAATCAGCAGTCAAGCAAGTGCTTGGTGCTTCTTTAACCGATATCATCAGTCAGGCTGCCGTTACAGGAGAGATAAATCGACTTGAAGGCATCTTAACTGACGTCGATGGTTTTATCAATGATTTATTTGAAACTAAAATCAACAAATCTGCTATTAAGCAGGTTTTAGGCGAATCGGAAACCGACGTGGTAAGTCAGCGGGCGCTGTATGAGATAATCGGAGCGCTACAATCGTACAAAATCCCCACTTCTGCCGTAAAACAGGCTCCCGGTGCTTCGCTTACCGATTTGATGAGTCAGAAAGCAATTAGCCAGCTGCAAACCGAATGTAATGTTACGGTTGAAGTGCCGCTGGGAGCAGGCTATTACACATTTGCCACAGCTCGTGCAGCAGTGCCGGCTGAGCGTCGCAAAGCAGGGCTGAAACTGATTTTCCTTGATTCTACCGGAGTCTGGAACCTTTACAGGTTCGATGGGGCCAGCGTTGACAGCTGGGCAGCCGATGAGTTCTGGAACAGCTACAATCCGAAAACAGGAACCGGAGCTTCGATGACAGATTACATATCGCAGCTCGGGGTAACTTACCTGCTTGGCCTGAAACTGGATGTGGCTAATCTGGTAGAATCGCTCGGGAATTCATCCGCCCTCGTGCCAACGCAAAACGGACTAACAACACAGGTAAACGCCTTGAACGGTCGAATTGACGGGGTAATTGACATGTTTAACAACTACCTGTATCCGGATGAAATGCAGCTGGTTTATCCTTCGAAAATTACGCTTCGCAATCCCGTGCTCAAGTACATCGTCGCCATCGTGGGTGGTGTACAGATTTACAACCTGATTTATGACATTACCAGCGGGAGTGAAGCCATGCGAATTAAACCAAATGGCCGTATTGAATTGCTGCAGCCGGGGGTTGCTAAAATTTCGGTAATACCGACTCACAACACACACATTTACAAAGATATCGAAATTGAAGTTGCAACTCCGGCTATTCGCGAAGTTGCAGCAACTTCCTTCCGCTTATCTTCAAACAGTACAATTCGTTTAACTTAATAAAATTCTAAAACAATGGCTCTAACTCCCGAACAAGAAGCGAAGCTTCTGAACATCATTAACGCTTACGACAATGGTAAGCGACTCAACGAGCTGCCACAGGCTTCGTCGGCCAATCCCTTTGATTTAATTACCGAAGTGCTGGACGTGGATGGCGAAAGCAAACAGGCGCGTATCGCTTCATTTATGCCCTATCTTGAAGATCAGGTGGCCTACGGCATCGAATTCGACACAACGGTAACTTCACCGACCTGTACCCGCGTTGGAAATCTGAACTTACACGCTTCGCTTCCGATACAGAACCGGATGCTTGCTTGCTTGCTAAACAACAATGGTGATGTGGTTGAGTACCTGAACCCACAAAACTGGGGAGCTCACGACCTTACCGGCAATCGCGGTAATGTGATGGTTGAAATTCCTGCTCATTACGCGAAATATATCACGAATGGCACGAAGCGCAGAGTGATGATCAGCGAATTCCCGGTGCCGGGCTATACCTTCCGCAAGAAACGATATATTTCCGCCTACGAAGCATCGCTCAACCGGGTTGACCTGGTATTATCTTCGGTGGCGAATTCGTACGTAGAATACCGTGGGGGTAACAACAACGCAACCCTCGATGCGCTGAGTAACACGCTGCTGCAACGGCCTGTTACTTCATTATCGCGCACTCAATTCCGCACCTACGCCCGTGCCCGCAAGCCGGCAACTACAGAATGGAACATCATTGACTACACGATGAACAAAGACCTTTATTGGTTGTTCGCTATCGAATTTGCTACGCTGGATTCGCAAAAAGCTGTTAACCCGGTGCTGGATGGTTCCGGATTTCGCCAAGGTGGCCTTGGTGCCGGTGTAACCGGTGTTTCGTCGACAAAATGGACAGCATTTAATGGGACATATCCATTTATTCCGATCGGCTGGAGTAATAGCCTGGGCAATGGTACCGGCGAAGTTGATTATACCGTTCCATTCCAGTTCGACAGTTTTGGAGCTGCTAATTACCTGGGCGAATATTCCCCAATTACCGGATATGTGATTGATAATTACGTGTCGGTAGGCGCTAATCTGTATCGCTGTATTCAGGCATGCACCGGAATTGACACTACAAACACGGAATACTGGACCATTCAAACCAGAACCGTTTGTAAGGTTAACCGGTACCGCGGTATTGAAATGCCGTTCGGCCATATCTGGAAATGGGCCGATGGTGCTAACATCGAAATCAAATCGGAAGCCGACGGTGGTACTTCAAAGGTATTCGTTTCTGAAAATCCTGCTCATTGGAACGATGCAAATTACACAAATTACGAAATGCGCGGGCTGATGGCACGCACTGAAAATTACGTAAAAGAGGTGATTTTCGGGGTAAAAGGCGACATTGCACCGTCGGTTGTGGGTGGTGGAGCAGGCAGTACTACCCACTTCTGCGACTATAACTATACTTCCATCCCGGCATCTGGCACCAATCTGCGCGGGTTCCTGCTTGGCGGTAATGCGCTTACCGGCGCGACTGCGGGCTTCGTCTGTGCGTATTCGTCTAACGCCCCCTCGCTTACGTCTGCGAATGCCGGCTCCCGCCTTTGTTTTATTCCTCAAAATTAATGGTTTATGGTTGATGATAATAGTTTTGATGATGGCTCTCTATCGTCCCTGGGAATTCCCAGGGACGAAAACAACCGGCATTTCAACTGCCCGGAAATTGGTCAACAGCGGTTGATTAATACGACATTCTTCATCGTCGACATCATTCCGGATGTGAAGACAAAATACGGAACGGACCGGATGCTGGTGAAGATAAAATTCAGGATGGAAGACCCCGAAGCGGATGCACGTAAGTTTTTTACCGGGAGCGGTGAAATTAAATACATACTGCAACGCGTGAAGGAGATGAACAAGTTCCCGCGCCGGGTAACGCTTCGCGCCATCGGCAACCGGTATTTTTTAGAGTAGAAAATAAAAAAGGTTGTCTCCGGCGAGCGGGTTCCTGCTTAGCGGTAATGCGAATAACAGCGCGAATGCAGGCTTCGTCTATGCGAATTCGAATAACACCCCCTCGAATACGAATGCGAATATCAGCTCCCACCTATGTTTTTTTCTCAGCGCCGGAGAGACCCTGCCAACAGGGCAAAAAATAGAATTCAAAACGGTGTTGGTAGCCATCAGGGCGAAGACTCCTAGTACGAAAAACAAAGCAAACATGAAACGAATCGGTAATTTATACGAAAAAATAATTTCACTCGAAAACCTCAAATTGGCAGACGAAAGAGCGCGTAAGGGAAAACGAAATTCTTACGGCGTACGCCTGCACGATCGTAAACGCGAAGAAAATATCCTTCGTTTACACGAAATTCTTAAAAACCGACAGTTTAAAACCTCTGAATACCACGTTTTCAAAATCTACGAACCCAAAGAAAGGGAAATTTACCGCTTGCCATATTATCCGGATAGGATTGTTCATCATGCAATTATGAATATACTCGAACCTATTTGGGTGTCGGTATTCACCGCTGATACTTATTCGTGTATCAAAGGCAGGGGCATAAACGGCGCCATACAGAAGGTAAAAAAAGCGATAAAAAACGATCCCGAAAGCACCCGCTATTGCTTGAAAATCGACATCCGGAAGTATTACCCGTCGATTGATCACGTAATTATGCAGGAAATTGTAGAGCGAAAAATAAAATGCATCCCTACTATGGACATATTGTGTGAGATAATCAGAAGTGCAATGGGTGTGCCGATCGGTAATTACCTATCGCAGTATTTTGCAAACCTGTTCCTGGCTTATCTGGATCACGTAATTAAAGAAGTTCTGAAGGTGAAATACTACTTCCGCTATGCCGATGACATGACTTTTTTTGCAGCCACCAAAGAAGAATTGCACGGAATTCTTGCTGCAGTTCGCACCTACCTTGCCGAAAAACTGAAACTTGAAATAAAATCGAACTATCAGATTTTTCCGATTTCGGACCATCACCGCGCGGGCAGTGGACGTGGGCTGGACTTCGTAGGGTATGTTTTCTACAGAAACGAAACCCGGATCCGCAAATCGATAAAGATGAATTTTGTTCGCAAAGCGGCCGTTATAAATCGTCGACAAATGTCGACAAAGCAATACACCATGCATCTGGCGCCATGGCTGGGCTGGTGCAAGTATTCAAACTCGAAAAAACTAGTTTATAAATTAATAAAAAAAGATCATTATGAAAGCATCTTACAAAGACTTGCCAGCTAAAATCCAACCGGTTGGCAATGGTACCTTCCTGTATCGAATGAACATAACCGAGCAGGTGAGCGAAGAGGGTGAAATATCCTACACTTGTGACGAATTCCAAATTAACCACCTTACACGTGAAGAAATGGTTCGTCAGGTGATTGCAGACCTGTACGGAAATGGAGTTGAACAAAAGCTGATCAACGACTATAACGCTGCCGAACTGGGGCTGCTGGATGAAACGTCAAAGATTCCGTACCTGAACTACCTGGCTAATCGGAAGGTTATCAAAGAACAGATTCACGCCGATTTTGACGAGTACAATGCGCCGGTTAATTGAAAAAGTGTTGGATAAAGTCAGTGCGCTACTGCCTGACTTTATTCCTTCCGACAAAGCATTTCATTTTATCGCATGCTTTGTACCGGCGCTGATTGGAAATTACAACCTGGCAATTGGGTTTGCTATTGGTAAAGAAGTAGGAGATATGTTTGCCCAGGGAAACCGGTGGAGCTGGGGAGATATTCTGGCCGATGGGCTGGGGATAGTGGCCGGGCTGATTGTTCACAAATTAATATTTTAAAAGAAATGGAATCTAGCGTAATTAAAGCATGCTACTACACAGTTATGGGGTGGCTCAGTTCAATGGTTTTTTATTTTACACCAATTCATGGCCTTATCGCCGGACTAACAATCGCGTTTTTTCTGTCGTTTGGTTTTGGAATTCTTTCCGGAATTCTCAAGCAAAACGAACAACTTGATCTAAAAAAGGCGTTCCGCGCATTTGGCGAGCTGGCCACTTACCTGGTAATAATAGCATCGCTATTCGTGATAGGCGATAAAATGAAAGACGGTGGCTGGGTGTATCAGGTCCTGAGCGCGATAACATGGGGAATGATATACTTCTATGTTGCAAACTGGACTAAGAACCTGAAGCGATTATTCCCATCTTCGCGCGGAATCGCATTTATTCATCACATCCTCGGGCTAGAGATACTGAAAAATTTACCGCTATTGAAAAACTTTGTCGATAAAAATCCTGACAATGAACAACAATCTCCTTCAGATAATTAAAGAAGTCGCACGCGAATTCGATATGGACTGGCGCCTGGCTGCCGCGTTTATCGAAGTGGAAAGCGGGAGCAAGGGTTTCGACGACAAAACAGGAAAAATACTTATCCAGTTTGAGCCGGTATGGTTTCGTCGCAAGTCGCCATATGCACCTTCCGGATTATGGTCGGTGAACAAAGTAGATGTGCAGCGAAAAGAATGGGAAGCATTTAACAATGCTTTCCGGATTGATCGTAATGCAGCCATGGAGGCGACCTCCATTGGTTTAGGTCAAATAATGGGCCTGCACTGGGCGCGCCTGGGCTACAGCACCGTTGGCGAAATGTGGGATTACGCAAAAAAAGGATTACACAATCAAGTTCAGCAATTATTCATGTTCATTGTAACCGACAAACGGCTACTGGCGGCACTTCAAGCCCGAAACTGGCATCTGGTAGCAACCATTTACAACGGTGCAGGCTACATGGATATAGCGCGCAAGTATGGCCGTGAACCTTACGACGAATCGATGAAGCGGACGTTCAAAAAATACTCAACACTATGAAAACGATTAAAGACTTAATTTGGATACTGGTGCCGGTTCTGCTGCTGGGCATTACAGCTGCCTTAGTTCATAATAATATGATGCTGAAAGAGGAAAATTCCCGCGTAAAGCAAAATCTTGATCAGTACGGCCGTGAAATTTCTAATCTTGAGATTACGAAAAAGGAGCTTAAAACGGAGCTGGAGAAAAAAAACAGTACAATTGTGGCCGTAGATAGCATCCTGAACGAACGAAATCTCCGTATCTCACAACTCGAGCGGGTAATTGCTACCCGGGTGTCGATCATCGATACAGATACTGCTTTCTTGCCTATTGCCCGGGGAGTTCCGGTGTATCTTCCCACTCCCCCCACT